GCATGAAACGGCTCGAAATGACCCGGCGCCCTCGGCGCGCGGGTGCGGAAACAGAAAGGCCGCCCGGAGGGGCGGCCTGTATGGAGGGGAGCAGCGGGGGAGATAGCGTTGGCGGCGGTCCGGTGGGCGGGATGTCCAAAGTCCGTTCCAGTTCGCGCCAGTGACGCTCCTCGAATCGATCGACGCCCGCCTGCATCGCTGCGGCGCGCGCCATGACGTAGCAGTCGAGGGCCTCATTGCGATCCCGTCGCTTCTCCCACGTCCGAACGGGGTAGCCATGGCGGTCTCGGCGGCTGATCAAGTGTTCGGCCGTCAACTGCTGCAAGAACTCGCCGTCGATCTTCGGCAGGTGGACGTAGCCGGCCGGAAACGCCGGTTGTCCGTCCGGACCGATCTCGATCGACAGGCGCAGCGCGTTGTAGAACTCCAACTTGGCGATGCCGCCCGCGACTGCGAATAGCTTCAGGCCGCGTCGCAACCGCTTGCCCGGCACGCTGACGTCGACGGCGGTCGGCGTTCCGATCAGTGCGGCGCCGTTGCCGACGCCCTTCATCGGGAGCAGGCGCGGATCGCCGACGCCGCGCGCGAAGGCATAGGCCTCCTGCGTCGCGAAGCCGGTGTCCAGCCCAAGCCGAGTCAACGGCAGCAGCACCCCACTGGCGTGGGTCCAGTGCTCCGACAGAATCCCGCCCAGCTCATTCCAAACCGTAGCGCGGGCGGTGTCGCCCATCAGCACGCGATGCTCGACCAGCCAGGTCTCGCGGCCCCGGCCAAAAGCCCAGACCGACACCTCGATCCGGTCCTTCTGGATGTCGGCGCCGCCGGTCAGCAGCAAGCCACCCACGGGCACGGTGCCGATCCGATAGTCCTCCCGGCGCTCCAGGAGGCGCTCCCAATCCGGAGCGTCGCCTTCCTCTTCCCAGGTTTCCCCGAGCTCGGTGTTCTTGAATGCCTTCAGCGCCGTCGCCGAACCTTGAGCCGACTCCCAGGCGGCAGCAATGTCGGCCCAGCTGCGCCAGCCCACCGGTGAGTAGAGCGACGACAAGTGGTAGCCGGCAGTCTTGCCTTTGTTCTTCGGCGCCGTGGCGATCCAGCGGCCCGCCGCCAGCATTGCGGTCTTGTGGTGCTCGCCGATCGGCTGCTCGCAGGCCTCGCAGATGTAGCGCGCAGACCGCGGGTCGCCCCAGGTCCAGCGCAGCTGCTCGAACCGCAGCCATTGCTCGTGGGCGCAGTGCGGACACGGCACGAAGTACCGGCGTTGGTCGGAGGCCAGGAACTCGCGTTCGATGGTGCTGGCGCCGGCAATCGTCGGCGTCGAGACCAGCAGGATCTTGCGCCGGGTGAACGTACGGGTACGGGCCTCGGCCAGCGCCACCGCATCGCCCTCACCCTCCACGTCGCGCGGATAGCCGTCCACTTCGTCCAGAAACAAGTAGCGCACCGGCATCGAGCGCAAGCCGACCGCGCTGTTCGCGCCGGTCAGGACCAGGACGCCGCCGCGGAACTCCTTAGCCAGGATCGTGTTGCCGGCGTCCCGCGCCCGAGACGGCGCGATACGTTCGCGCAACGAGGGCGATTCCTCGATCAGCGGGTCGATGCGCTGTTTCGAGTTGCGCTTGGCCATTTCGACCGTGGGCGCCACGGCCATCATCGGGCCTGGCGCGCAAGCGATGACGTAGCCGATCCAGTTATTGCCGCACTCGGTGCCGCCGACCTGCGCGCCCTTCATGAAGACAACGCGCTCCGTCGCCGAGGCCGGCGACAGGTCGTTCATGATGTCGCGCAGGTACGGCGTGCGCGCGGTGCGCCAGCGGCCCGGCTCCGACGACGAAGTACTCGACAGCACCCGATCCCGGTCGGCCCAATCGGACACGTCGAGAAACGGATCGGGCGTCAGGCCATCGCGCCACGCCTTCTCAACGTGGTCGAAACCGTCGTACAAAGATCAATCCAGTCGGGCGTTGAACTCCGCGAGTTCGGTCAAGTGCTGCCGCACTTCGCGCTCCAGCGCGACATGCATGGTGTGTGGGTCAAGTCCAAGCTCAGCGGCCAGCATCGAGCTGATCCGCGCCGGCCAGTTCAGCCAGGCGTCGCGCTCGGCCCGCGCCAGCGCGAACACCTGCGTCATCGCCTGTGAACGATCGATCAACTCACCCTTGAGCTGGGCGATACGCAGCTTGTGGTGCTGCGCCTTGAGCACCTCATTGGCGGTGCGAGCCTGCGCGTAGGTGTTGCTGCCGCTCTTGGTGCCTGCCGGCGCCATGCCGGCCATATCGTCCTCGACGGCGGTTGCCGCGCGCGTCCGCGCCTGCCGCGCGGGCACGGCCAGGGGCGGGTCCGGCGCGCGGGTGCTAGCCGCCCACTCGGCGTCGGCGCGCGCGGGATTGATGGTGCCATCCGCCTCGGCGTTGATGCGGCCGGAGGCGATTGCTTTGCGTACCGCCGTGTCCGACACGCCCCGATGGCGGCCGTAGGCGCGGATGGAAATTCCCACAATAGAAGCAGTCGAATCCGGTGCCCGCCGGGCCCGGCGCGGAGGTTAGTGAAGGCGAAGCGCGCAAACCCCAACGCCCGATGGGCGCTGGGGTTTTCCCACTCCGCGTTAGGGAACCGCCGCCGCCTCGTTGACCTCGTCCAGAATCGCGAACCAATCAGGTTCGCTCGGCAGTTCAATACGCGCGTGCTCGCACAGCATCTTCACGATTGCCCAGCAGCTCGACGCCATTGTTCGCGCCGCCAATAGATCGTCCAACTCCAGCTGCAAGGTGTCGTCCCAGCGCAGTAGCTCATGCAGGCAGACCTCGAATCGCTCTAACTGCTTAGCCGTGCTGCGAAAGTCCCGGTGTTCACTCATCGTCGCGTTCCTCGTTGCGCCGCGCAGATGCGGCGACGACATGAACGCTTCATTCCGAGCAGAAGCCAAGTGGTTTCCGGGCGTTCCATCAAACTTAGTTTCGCGGTGCGCATTCCGCACCCGAAATCGCCGTTTCCAAGTGACGCAGGGCCAACCTAAGCTTTGGCTGGTACTCGGCATCGATGACATCCCAGACCTGCATCAATCGGACCTCGCGTACGATGCGCCGGAGTTGATGCACCGGCAGCGCCACATACTCCGGCTCCAGTCCTTCGAAGTACCGCTCGATGGTCGAGAGCAACCAGCGCAGGGTCATCTCGTCTTCGCCGATTTCGCCGGGCACAAGGCGCTTCGCCAGCCTGCCCTTCGCCTCATCGCTACCCCACTCCAGCGGGGCCAACTCCTGCCGACAACCCTCCACCAACCGCTCAAGGACATCGCCGCCGAGGCGGTTGGTCCGGAACGTGATGGTGCGTTCGGCGAGGGCGCTGGCGAGGCCGTAGCAGGCGAAGAGCGTCAGGCGGTTCTCGGCGTCCTCACGTGGCGTGACGGACAGCAGTATCCGTTCCAAACAATCGCTCAGGCTACGCAGCTGTGCTTCGGCGAAGGCTGCATTCTCGTTCATGGCTTTGTCCCTATCGAGCCGCGTCGGTGCGGCGTCGTCATGAACGCTTCCGTTCGGGACGAAGCCAAGCGACTTGTTTGCTGACCGCAGGGACGAGACAGCCGACGGACAGGAAGCCGCAGGCAAGCGCTTCGAAAGAGGGCCGCTCCAGCCCGCCATCGCAGGCGGGTATGGATGGTCGACTTACCCCCAATCAGGCGGTGAACCGAACGCCGCTCGCACCGCGCGCTTCAGTCCACGAATACTCGCTCGCAAGCCCTTCTCGTACTCCGCATCCGGTATGTCCCAAATCGTCAGCAACTCGGTCTGCCGCAGAAGACGTTCGAGTTGACGCACCAGCCGTGGCGTCGACTGGGGCTCTTGATCGTCCAGATAGCGGCCAATCGCGCTATGCAACCATCGAAGGGTTACTTCGTCTTCGCAAAACTTGCCAGGGACGCGGCGTTTCTCTAACCCACCATTGCCCTCGCCGATGGGTTTCTCCAGTGGCTCCAGTTCGTCTCTACAAGCCTTTAGCAACCAGGTCAGCGCTTCCGGGTCGAGCCGACTGGCCCGAAGAGAAGTGCAGTGGGCAGACAGCGCGCTTGCGAGCGCATAGCACCCAACCAAGGGCGCGCGGCTAGGCCCTTCAAACATCCGGGCGTTGGATAGCAACAGTAGCTCGATGCATCTGTGCATGCCCTGTAAGTGGGTATGCGCGACAATTTCGTTTACACGGACGTCTCTCATTGTATGTATCCATGGATTCGCCGCGGAATTCGGCGACGGCAGGAACGCTTCCTTTC